GAATCCTTGGAATCCTTGGAATCCCTGAAAACCTTGAACTCCAGTAGAACCTTGATTTCCCTTTGGTCCAACCGAACCACCCCCCAGACTAAGTTCGGTCCAATGTTCGTCACCAGTTCCACCATACAGATGGTAGTACTTGCCATCGTCGGTGACGAAGACGATCATTCCCTCTTCTCTTCTTTCCTGTGGTATTGAGGAAAGTCCTGCGGAGGGACCCATCATGGTCCTCAATCCACCAAGACCATATTTTGGTAGGGTGACGGGATATGTGTCCAACTCATCGGTCGGAGACAGGAATCCAATGAATGATATTCCGCCTGTTATCGCCATCGAATCCTCAACTCACTGCTTTGCTTCATGATATTTATTCTGCTACCTTTATCCTTCTGGAACCAGCGAAAGCAACTGTGGTCCTGTAGACATCAAACACTATATTCAGTCCATGAAGACTGGAAGAAACCTCTGGAGAAGTCTGCTTTATCATGGGAACCGTTATGGTGGTATTTGGATTGGTGACGTCGGTAAAAGAAGAATCCGTTGAATATTGGGGGTGTCCTGTTATGGTTTGACCATTGATGCTCTTTGGGACCAACCAATAAAAGAACTGAGGAGAAGCAGTTTCTGGATATGTCTTGGTTATGCCTGACTTCATCTCACTCAAAGTATGATTCACATAAGGATTTCCAGACAAGGAAGACAAATCGAAAGAAGTCATGGTGCTACCAGCAAATTTTGAAGCATATAACGGGAAGTTCCAATTCAAGGAATATGTCTTGCTAACCTTTGCATCATTGTTGGATGTCAATGATACTTCAAAATCTATTTTTCCTTCATAATCAAGTTTGTAGGATGGATGAATCAAGATCAAGTTTCCTCCATTGGTCAGTCCATTTCCAGTCAATGCCCTGTCAGATGTCAACGATTCTGATCCTCTTCTTATGGACAAGGAATCTGGTCTTCCCTCTTCAACCTCATTGATTGTCCAAGAAGAAGTGTAGCTACCCGTTGTTGTTGAATTGCCTACGTGATAAGGTCCAGAATTTATACCGACCGTGAACGCATCAAAGCGAAGGAACTTCGGATAGACCAAGGACTTTATGATGTCGGTGATGGAATATCCCACTGGAAATATGGTCCCACTTGGTATGCCCTCAAGATTCTTCGCTGTGGTTGGGTTTTCCGTGTCCCATGGGTCTCCTGCTCCGGGAGGACCAGCTGGACCAGCTGGTCCTATTGGGCCTGGTGGACCAACTGGCCCTGGTATGGATTCCAGTCCACCACCAGAAGCAAGCGCGGAACCTATTCCAGCGCCGACAGCACCAGCGGCAAGAAGAGGAACCAGACCAGTCATGATCATCGGAGTCTCCTTGGTGGTGACCCCCTTCTTTCTCTTGTATGTCTTGGATTTGGTGTCGACCTTTGGACACGCATCATTCACTCTGAAGTTGGGATTTAGGGAGGATGGGGATGCGTTCGGTGGGTTGAAGTCTATCTTTGGAGCGACCAGCAACATTCCACCACCACTCACGACACTGTAGGTTCCTCCAACCTTGTGGACGAAGTTTCCGTCCGTCTGCATGGTGATGTTTCCCTTCACATAAGTGCGAAGGTTTCCTTCTATCTGTAGGTCATAATCCTTTCCCACAGCAAGCTTTGTACTCTCCCCGACATTCAAAGTTGCATCACCGTATACAGAGATGTGATTGTTTCTTCGGACTATCTTGAAGTCATCTCCTACTATCTTCTCAACCCTAGTGCCATCTGGATGAATCTCCTCGAAGCTTCCAGACTTATGATATTTGTGCAATCTCTCCGCACCCGGTGTGTCGTCAACTTCAAAGACATGTCCGGACTCGGATTCATACACCTTGTTCTTGGGATATTCGGCATCATACGGAGTCGGTGGTTCGCTCCACCCACCACCGAGAGCAGTGGGATTGCAGTCATCGACATCGTTGATCTTCGCTTCAACGATGGTATTCTCTATGTCCTCGTTTCTAGCTAACTTGTTGGTGTCTGGTTGATCCTTGTATGACTCCATGGGATACAGGTTATTGGGATCGTTGAATCCCAGACTCGGATTGATCAACTTTCCACTTTCGTCTGGTTGATTGATGCCAGCAAAAGTCCCGAAGACCACCGGCTGTTGAGCTTCCTCACCATCCTTGAAAAATCCCATCACCCAAGAGCCGGGAACAAGACCAGTGGGTGATTGTCCCTTTCCACTTACGGTAGCACTGGTGGTCGGAAGAAGGACCATCGCCCAAGGAAGATCGCTGGTGGGTATTCCCCCCTTGCTCTTGTCCTCCGTATGATAACCAACTATCCTCACCCTGACTCTACCAAGCATCAGGGGATCATTGACATCCTCGACGAGTCCTTGCCACCAAATGAATTCTGGTCTAGTCTTCTGGAAGGGCATCAGGTTAGTTCCGAGGTGTCTGGTATTGCCTGGGGCAAGGAATCCCTAGACAAATCCATACTGATCACATGTTCCTTCCTAGTTATCTGGTGAGATATGGAAGTTATCATGTATTTTCCAGACAAGTACTTGTCGTCCTTGTCCTGACTTGGGGATGATATGGGTTCCTTTGATGGTATGATTACTTCGACCAATTCACCACATCTTCTGTCGGTGTCCCCGTAGACATTTATGTTCATCTTTTGAAACGACATGTGGGAGATGTGATTGTTCCTCTTGAACATGTTGTTCTTTATCATGTTGTGACTTTGTAGGTCGTCGTACAGAAAGGAAGAGGTGTCGGTCTTGTATATGGAGGAGAGGAAGTTGGTGGAGTACTCGTCTCTTATCCTCGGTAGTGTGGGAAACTTCTCTATGTGATCCGTATCGTCAAAATCCTTGAAGTAAGCATACACACTCTTTGTCATTTTCTTGTAGGTTGAGTCAAAGCACAGATTGGTTCCCGAGTACATGCCCTTGAAAACATTGTCGTACTTTTCGTTCATCTGCTCAGCAACAGCATAGTTCAATATCTTCCTGAGTTCATATGTGAAGTCTGGTGAGGATCCCACCGTACTAGTCGCTGTCTCGGGATAGAAGTAGCTCGCCGATGCTTGTTGCTTCTTGAGGAAGGACATGGGATAGAAATTGACGGAATCCAAGGTCTCGTAGAACATGTAGTCGCAATTGTTCATGTATTCGCAGTGATTTGCTATCTTTGATATTGCTTTGAAGGGATTCCAGTAGGGTATCACTATGCTAGTTGGACCATTCGTACTGGGTATGACATTGAGCTTCAATATGTTCTCGGTGTCCAGTGAATAGAGATAGTCGTTGTATATTGATTCAATGATCTTGGTCCTCTCCAAGTTCTTGTAGGATCTGGACACCTTTGTAACCATGTCAATAACATATGATCTTGAGGTGATGTATAGTTGATGGATCATCTCGTTCTTCGTGGTGGTGGGAAAACTGGACCCCATCCCACGAACGGAGAAGGTTCTGGTAACTACGTTCTTTCCAGGAGTACTAAAGGATATCCTGAGATTCTCGTCGCCCACCAAGGGAAGTAAGTTCTTGATGTTCTTGGTGTCCATGAAGCTGATGACTCCCTCCAAGTAGAAGTTGTAGATGGACTCATATAAGTCCATGGATAGAAAGGAGTTGTAGATGTCAACGGAGACGCCACTTCTGGTGACTATGACCATCTCCTCTATACTGACATCTCCAGGCTTCTTGATGGACTGATTGGTGCTCATCTAGTCATCTTCTCGTTATTCTGTTCAGATCCTTGAGGATGTCGGTTATTGAGTTGGGTGATGGCACCAATATTTCCCTGTTCTTCTCGTTCTCCATCAACTCGTACTCATCGTTGGTCACTAAGTAGTTGGTTTCCTCCTTCAATAAATAACGACCCAACAAAGTATCCTTGAAGCAGATGTTGCTTAGGTATGATGACTGACCATTTTGGATCGCAAGTATGTCTGCTTTCTGGGAACTCGCGGTACTCAGATTACTCTTCCAAGGTTCCTCGAACTTGTCCTCCACGACTCTCGAATAGTCCTCCAGTGGACTGATCATCTTTCCGTCTTTTTCAAAATGATGAACACTCAGTCTCGCTTCCTTTAGGAAGGCAAAGCAGTAGTCCTTCACACCAATCGTGATGGGACTCTGATCTTTGTTGGTCTTGGTGACCATTTCTATCTTGTGGTAGTTTGAAATGGGTATTCTTTGGTCATCTGGCGCGAAGTCGTTGCTCGGGAAGTTCACCCGCAACATGCCCAAATTGTAATCATACTCCAATACCTCTCCCTCGTACTTGATTGTCCCTCCAGAATCAACTACCAATATCACCTTGTCCCCCACTCCTATCCTGTAGTTTTCGATAGGGAAGTTGCTCACGTTGTTCCTGCAAACTTTTGATTCTGAAGACTCGTCAAAACCTTCCACTGCATGAACATTGATGAACAAATTGGAACCAAGATACTTTTCCTTCGCGTTGTTGTATACCTCAACGGAGCTCATTGGCCATTCAAAAAGGGGATTGAGCATCTCGTTGTACATGAACAACATCCAATGGAGATCTGGTCTGCCATACAACTTGTAGGAAGCTATGTCTGGCCTGTCACCATCCTCTACCTTGTAGAATGTCATGTTGGTCAACTTGGTACTTCTTATGTAGTTGATTATCTTGAAGCGAAAGGTTATGTCCGTGACTTCCTTGTAGTCACCCAATTTAGCATCGGTGAAGAAGCTGTATGGAATCTCCCTGAAACTATTGAAGTAGGACATGATCAATACCCTTCCGATATTCTATTTCTGGTGAGCATCTCAAGTTCGGTGAACTTCATGTTTACCTCGATTATCACTGGAAGAGCTCCAGTCTTCTCGGAATTTCCCTCGGACCAAGTGAACTTCCTGAAGGTACTGAATCCCTTCTCGGAACCATAATTCACTTCGATGGAGGTCATAGCAAGTCTTCCCATCTTTGGGAGGAACTCATTTTCTTGGTTTCCCATCATGTATTGGATGATGAATTCTCCTGGAACTCCAAGATAGTAGTTGTTCCCAGTCTCAACTGGATGTGAGTATCCCTTCAGTAGTCTGATTATCTTGAGAAGGGTGATCATCTCCTTGGTGTTCTTTGGTGAGAACTTGTAGGAGAAATCAAAGGATCTTCTTTCAACTTGCTTGAACAACTTCTCGGTGTATGGAGTCTTCGCTACTCCTTGGGAAGCTTCAACGGCAGCGTTGAATTGGGGATCTCCCCCTGGAATAAGTTTGAGAGCTTCGTCCGCAACACCCCTGTTCATTTCCTTCAATGCATTCGCCACATAGTCAATCTGAGCTGCTTGTAATGCTTTTTCCTCTATTAGGTTGCTAACTTGGTTGAGGGCGGATTTTATGAACATCGCCCCCCCGAGGTTGGTATCCTCGTAACCAAATCCATAGTTGGTCTTGATGCTTTTTGGCATGGGAAGTGCTATGACGATTCCGGTTTCCCTGAAACTCGGAGTTATCTGCAATCTTTGCCTAGCAAGACTGGTTCTTTGATTTCCCCTAGTCAAAAATCCACGGTCACTGAACACGGAACTTCTACTGCCCAGTTCCACAGCTGCTTGACCTATCGCTACAGCAACTCCACCGAGTATTCCACCAACCTTGGTCGCAGCGGCGTTCCCAAGCGTCATCGCTCCAGCTTCTTGAAAATTTTCCAAAGCCCTGTTCAAGTCGTCTATTTGCACTCCCTGTTGCACTTGTTGAGAACCTATCGTGGAGGTCGATGGTTCAAATATGTTTATCATGATGTAGTTCATGTACTCTGGGGATTTGCTTATCTCATCTGGAAAAATCAATATGGTTTCCGTTGGGGTTGATCGTGAACCACCTCCACTGGAGGAAACGGGGGGAAAGATTGGTTCTATTTGAGGCAGTTCTGGTGGAGACATCTGTTCTCTCTTTGTTTTGGTGATGGCATAAATATATTTATATGTCCTACAAGGGTTTTTACAAGGTAAGAAACTATTCAAAATACAAGGGTGACCCCACCCAATGCATATTTCGGTCGCTCTGGGAGAGGAAGTTCATGAAGTTCTGCGACCTCAACGAGAACATAGTCGAATGGTCCTCGGAGGAGATACGAATACCTTATAGATCACCCTTGGACAACAGGATTCACCAATACTTCGTGGACTTCTGGGTATGCATGAGGGACAAGGATGGATCCCTAAAGAGATACTTGGTCGAAATAAAACCAAGAAAGCAAACCATTCCACCAGTCATGAAGAAGTCCAAGAGAACTTTCATGAACGAGATGAGGATTTACGTCGTGAACGAGAGTAAATGGAAGTCCGCGAAGCAATACTGTGAGAATAGGGGCTGGAAGTTCCTGATACTCACCGAGGATCACATGTTCGGGAAGAGAAAATGAACGACTTCTTCAATAACTTGAAGGAGGAGGTAGTATCTAGGATAGGTCCCAACACCAAGTATGAGGACAGGATATTCCTCCAGAAGATTGCTCGTCAGTTGATTCGTTATCCAAGGTCAAGCCTGATACAAAAAATCAGAGTACCCTTGTTGAACAAGAGAAGCCAATACACGACCAATCCCATGTTGGTCATGAGGGGTAGGTTCTACCTCGGTGAGTACGAACCTGAGTCCAAGGATTTCATGTGGGACAGATACCCCTTGTTTTTAGTTCTGGATAGACCCAAAAAAGACAAGATATTGGGACTGAACCTTCATTTTCTTTCCGAAGAGAAGAAGATGGAAGTATTCAACAAGATCCAACCACTACTTCCAACAAGACCCGAATCAGTCGGACAAATAAACTATCTTGCTTGCAAGTTGTTATTGAAGGAACATAGGCTGATAACTAGAAGATACGACACAAGAAGATTCGTAAAACTTCCTATAAATATACCATATGAGCATATCAAGTTCCTCTTGATGATGGATCTTCACGAATTTTCCGTGGGAAATGTGACAGATGATGACGCATACGAGATGTTAACAAGAAAGATCAGGAAAAGATAAATGCCATTCTTAAATCTACCATCACCCACCATATCGTCCCTAGGGGACAACAACATCCTCAGGCTTCTGGTGGGGTCTGGAACCCAACCATTCAATAGATTTGAGGGGGTTTCGACTGCGTTGGAGTTCTTCCAGACCATCAAGGACTATGGTCTGAGCACGAAGAATCGCTTCTTCACGGTCATGAACTGCCCGAGTGTCGGACTTCCACCGCAATTTGCACAGAGGTTGGGACTCTTCTGCAAGTCAGCATCCTTCCCAGAATCAACGATAGACAACATCACCCTCGATTACATTCCCTCAATGGGGGAGAAGGTGGCGACCAACTACAACTTCTCTGATGCAGCACCACTATCCCTTTCGTTCTACTGTTCCATGACCATGTTTGAAAGAAGATTCTTTGAGATCTGGCAAAGTGCGGTTTCAAACCCAAGAACCCAAATGATGAACTTCTACGACGAATATGCTAAACCAAACGAGATCACGGTGATCAAGATGCCTAGGGGATCTGGATCCGTGAACGACGCTTTCAATTATAGGTTTCGTGAGGATGCATTCCCCAAGTACCAACTATCTGGTAGAAGTAGGGATCCACTTCAGGACTCCGAACCATATGGCATGTTTTACGCTGTCAAGTTCTATGAGTGCTATCCCATCAAGATATCCGGAACCGAGTTTTCTTATGGGGGATCGGACTTAGTTGAGTTCACAGTCGACATAGCGTACAAGTACTATAGGACTCCAATAACCTTTGACATAGGAAACTATCAAGGAATATCTGATTCTGACGGTCCCCTCGACAGGGAATATGCCGAGAAGTTGAGAACACTCCTCTACTTTGGCAACATGAGGGGTGGTGGGGGACTGGTTGAGAATTCAATGGACAAGATAGCAAAGACGATAAATGGAATCGTGGTTCCGATAACCAATGTTGCGAACAGTATAACACAAAACTTTTGATTGAAAAGGAGATACACTCATGGCTTTACCAAAATTAGGAATACCGTACTATTCACTGAACCTGATAGGCGGCAAGGAGATCAAGTTCAGACCATTCTTGGTCAAGGAGGAAAAAGCACTCCTCATGGCGAACGAGACCAAGGAGATGAAGACGATCATAAACACCATCAAGAACACTATATCGTCCTGCATATCCTCGGAGACTCCGATTGACATGGAGAACATTCCGATATTTGAACTCGAGTGGATACTACTCAACATAAGGATGAAGTCCGTTGGTGAGTCGTCAAAGTTCATGGTCAAGTGCGGTTCGTGCGGAAAGCAAATTCCCTCGAGAATAAACTTGAACGAGATCATAGTCGAAAACAAGGAGAACGCAGCGGAAAAGAAGGTGATGCTAACGGACTCCATCGGTGTCACCATCCAGCAGACTCCTTACAAGGTACTCAACACCACAAAGATACTTGATGGCAATTCCCAGATGAACACCGTGATAATTGATGTCATCGCGGAGTCCATCACCAGTGTCTTCAACAACGACGAGGTTGTGATGAGGAAGGACTTCACGAAGAAGGAGATCATGGACTTCGTTGAGTCAATGACGCAGGAGCAACTGATGAAGTTGTCTGGATATTACGAAGCTCCTCCGAAGATAAGATATGAATTTGAAACGACATGTGAATGCGGAAACAAGGTCAATCGGACCTTCGAGGGAATAGCTGATTTTTTCTAATATGCTTCATCTACAGCAACTTGGAGGCTTACTACAGGTTAAACTTTGCTTTGATGAAGCATCATGGGTTCTCGTTGAGTGAGATAGAAGACATGATGCCTTGGGAAAGGGACATATATGTGTCATTGGTGAAGGAGTGGATAGAAGAAGAGAAGGAACGAATGAAGAAAAGGAACGGGTAACCAATGTCAACAAACAGTCAAGTAATCAAGTTCTTGAACGACGCAAAGTCCTTCCTCAAGATGAGTCATGACTCAGACGGGAAGCTCAATAGTGGTAGAAATTCTCTAATCGACAAGTTGCCTCAATTGTCCCTAGGCGTCACCGAGAAGGACAAGATCAGGGGCTTCCTGAATCAAAAGACCACGGATTCTTTGCCAGATTCCTCGCAAGCACTCATGTTCGTGGAAGATCTTTTGGGCAGACTTGAATCAACCTCAGATTCCACGGCAGTCACCACAATTCCAAACTCCACTCCAACTTCAGCACCAATCCCAGAAACCCCAGAACCTCAACCAAAAATCAAGAGACTGGACACCAAGGAAGCAATCAAGCAAGTGAGGGAATCGAGGATAAAGGAAGATAGATCCATTCTCGAAAAGATACTCGCAAGGATTGAGGAATCCGAGGATTCAACCCAAAGAAGAAATACGGAGCAAATAAGAATTCTCTTCGATAAATTGGACTATCTCATGTCCAAGATTGACGACCCTTCAGCAGACCAACAAGAAATAAAGAACATCATGACTTCCGTTTCGACCCAAGCTCAATCAATGGATGAAGCAACCCAGACAAAGACCATTCGTGACTTGGAAATTGAGGCATCCTATGACGAGGAGAGGAGAAAGCAACTAGACGAGATAGAGAAAATCATAAGCAAGAACATGGAGGGAATGAGTGATGAGCAAGCTCAGTTGTTCCAAGCTCTTGCCAGAAGAACTCAGTTCGTAGACACCAAGGATTTTCGGGGGAGAATGGGGGAGGTGAAGAAGACTAGTTCCGAAAGATTGGAGATATACATCGAGGGCGCCGAGGGCAGGGAAGGAGAAGAAAAGCGCTTCTACACAGAACAAATCGCGGAAAGATCCATGGAAACAAAAACCTTGGAGGAATTCAATCAATCGTTGAAGGAATTCTCCAAAAATTTCCCGAAGATATGGAAGGAAATGTCTGCTGAACTCAGGACTATAAAGTCAGAGTCGTTGGACAAGGGTGATCTTACTGAGTTTGAGAGAAAGAATAAATTGATCTCCAGAATGGGAAAGATAGAAAGTGCTTCGGATGTATCGGCTGCGGTGACTGAAGTATCGAGTCAGATGGGAATTGATGACTTTGAAGGCGAGAGAAGATCCTACGCATATGAGAGGTCAACTGGACTGGATCCAGCAGCAAAGAAGAAATATGACTACAAGGTGAATGCTCTGGTCAAGGACAAGAACATAACGAACCAAGAGTTCAAGCAAAAGGTTGACAAACTTAGAGGTGAATTTGACTACAAGTTATTCAGTAGAAAGGGTCTCGTCTCCCTGGCAAGAGACACCTCCAAGGGCGTGTATCAGGAAGAAAAGGACAGGAAATGGGACTTCGTCAAGTCGGGTATCTCCGAAAGGGTGTCTGGCATGATGAGCGGAACCACGACCAACAAGATGCTCATGTTGATTCCTGGGGTCGGACCAATCGCTTCCATAGCTTTCAGTATGATAAGAGGTGGAATTGGATTGGTCACTTCCCTAGCTTCAGGTGTCTTCAAGTTGATCGGTGGTGCGTTTGAAGTAGTCACTCAGGTATTCAGTAAGATAATATCTACTGGAACTAGTTTACTCAAGGGAACCGTGAAATGGGGACTGATAACTCTAGGAACACTAGCTCTTCTTTATAAGACGGGATTGTTGGACAAGATAATCCCAATGCTCACCAAGGTTCTCAACAAGTTGATACCCCTAGTGCTGAAGATTGGCACTGGAATCCTGAAGTTGTTCAACGAGACTCTTGAGGATTTGGTCATGAGGATCAGGGATGGACTCAACAGTGGCATCATAAAGAGCTTCCCGATGATGGTGTTCAACTTCTTCAAGGACCTATTCTCCCCAAGAGGCAAAGCAGTAAGTGAATTCGGCAAGGAGATGGGTAGATTTGCTTCAAATTTGGTTGAAGTTGGTTCCGTGTTGTTCTCGGCGATAAAGGATCTAGCACTGGGATTCAAGGAACTTTGGGACAAGGAAATATGGCCAAACTATCTTCGCCCAGCTTGGGAATACCTTCGGGACAACATTCCCCGTTGGCTTGAGGAGATGAAGGATGGTCTGATCCATTGGTACGAGAATAGCACCATAGGACAATCAATACAATCATACATAATTGATCCTTTGATAGTTGCTTTTGAGGAACTAGCATATTATGCTAAGTATGCGGCAATTGCCTTGGCGCTCATACAGGGTGGACGGGCGATCGGTGGGATAGCTTCAATTGCAAGAACTGGGGCCAGAGCTGGCGCTAGCATTTTTACTGGTAGTAGGGGTTTCATACAAGGTTTACGAGGAACTTCCGCAGTTGCTATGGGCGCCGGAGCAGCTGGAACTGCGGCAGCACCAGCCATCGGTGTTGGTGCCGCTGGAGTCGGTGGTGCAGTTGCTACGGGCGCCGGAGCAGCTGGAACTGCGGCAGGTGCCGCTGGAGTCGGTGGTGCAGTTGCTACGGGCGCCGGAGCAGCTGGAACTGCGGCAGCACCATCCTTAGCTTACACCATGGGAAGTGCTACCATGACTGGCTTGAAGGGAGTCGCTGCTGTCCTCGCGACGCCAGCGGCTATAATTGCTGGAGCTGGACTTCTATTGGTTGGAGCGGCGCTCCTCTACAAGAAGAGTGTTGACGAGGAAATGGAGCTTGCTGAGGAGAGATCCGAGGAAATGCGAAAGAGAACTGCACTACTTAGGGATGAAATGAAGAAGGTCAGTCAAGAAAATCTATCATATGATCAAGTGACGATGGAACTGCAAAACAATGAACATGCCTTGAAAAAAATGAATGCGGCAATAGAAGCAAACACCTCAGCAACCATAGATGGAAATATTTTGACAGTCGATGAGATGAAGCTTCGTGTTGAAGAAACAAGAAGAAGACAGTTAGCATTGAGTTCAGTTCAAAGTAATTTATTTGACCCATATGCGGAGTTTCAAGGGAGAGGCAGTGGTAAAATAGGAGATTTTTACTCGCAAAGGGAATTGATCGTGAGAAATTTACAAGATATTCGAGCTAAGCTTGAAAATAAGAGGGAAGAACTGAAACAAACAAGTGACCAATCACGTCAGGAGGGGATACAACAGGATATAATGACGATTAATGTTCGAATGAAACAACTATCTAAAGATCTAAAAATATCTGAGGCAAGGGAATTAGCATCAAAGATAGCTAACAGGAAAGCGGCATTGCTTCTTGAAGAAGATGAGCTTCGAGGAACCATTAGTCCAGAAGATAGAGCGGGCCTTGAATCGCAAAGGGCGGAAACGGAGAAATCAATAAACGAGATGACTTCCAAGCTCCAAGTGTCACTCACCGAATTGGGGGATACATACGAAGACTTTTCCGAACAATTCGAAGGCACGGCGGAAGACTTCGTGGAACAAACCATTCAACTTCGAGGTACACTCTTCAGCGACTACAGTGCTTTGAGTGAGCGGGATCATGAAATGGTGACCAGTATGGACGAAATGATAAGTACATTTTCTTCACTTTCTGGAGACGATGAAATCAAACAGTTGACAGAAGAATTATACAAACTCAGACGAGAAGTCATTGAAGGCAGAGTGACGGAGGAACAAGCAACACAAAAACTTGAGGAATTGACCACTAGCATCGAAAGCAACAATGAAATACAAAATCAACTCGCGAAAGCTCAAAAGGAGGAAGCTGAGAGGAAGAAGAAAGAGGAAAGCATCAGGAAAGTACTTGGGGGAGAAAGCACTGGAAACGAGATGGTGGACCAGATGCTGATAGCTAAATACGGCAGCGAGGAAGAGTTCAAGAAAAGGTTGAAAGATCTAAGTACAGAAAAGAGATTGGCATTAGCTAAGGTTTCTGGTACTGACCTTGGCAGTGATGAGCAAATAGCAAAAGTAGCCCGAGAAATGGGAATTAATGGCATCCAGAGTGCCGAGGATGTGACGAGGATGAGGGAATCTGGTCTGGGTAGTAATGTTAAGGGAGGTCAAATCCCCCAAGTAGACCTGACGACCGAGAGAGCTGGTTGGATAGGACCGACCGACCCACTCACCGGCATCCCCACCGAGGCGCAAATTTCATCCCCCCCACCTTCAATTCCGATGGCCGATCAATGGCCAGAAACCAGA